TTGTCAGCCTTAGTCACGGTCTTACCGTAAATCTTGGTTGCCAGCTTGCAATACACATCAACGCCGTTGGCGAAGTCGTTGACCAGATCTTCCTGCCCCGCCAGCCACGCAAGCACCCGCGCCTCAATGTTCGAGGAGTCGCAGTCGATGATGACATAGCCCGGGGGTGCCTCGATGCAGGCCTTGAGATTCGTACTCCCTCGTGACGGTAGATTTTGTAGGTTAATACCGTCCCCGCCAGATGACCGTTTTGTTCGCGCATAGGCGTACTTGAGCGGCACGGGGAAGGCATCGCCCCGGGTCGAGATGCCGATGAAGCGCTCGGTGCGCGTCTCCTCCAAGGTGCTCTTGACGCCGAGTCGTGCAGCAGCTACCGCTTGCACCCGCTCATCTTCATGCTCAAGGAGGGTCTTCATGCCCGGGTCGGTCTTGGCGAAGGCAAAGGTGGGCTTGTTCGTGGTCGGGCTGATCTTCGTCGGCGGGTCAACGCCGAAGCCCTTGAGCACCTCTGCGAACTTCTGGTTGCTCATGAGCAGGTCAACCTCAACCCCTGCCGCTGACAACAACTCCGCTTTCCGTTCCCGCACCGCTGCGAGGTGCGTCTCCAGCTTGTCCCGGTTCAGCTTGAGCATCGGCTCGGTGAACATGCGGATGTGCAGGTCGATGAGCTTCAACTCCTCGATGGGGTAGGGGCCTCGAATGTCTCCTTCGGTCGGGTTGTACCAGCCACTAGACATGAGGTGCCACAAGTCATGACACAGGTCGACATCGAGCAGGCAGTACTCGGCGTACTGTTTGAACTCTCCCGGCGACATGTCGGAGCGTCTACGCCCAAGCATGTTCATGACATAGGTACCCTTGTCCTCCAGATGGTAGCGCTTCGCCAGCGACGCCAAGGAGTTGTTCCGGGCACTGAACATGCCGCGTCCCATGCTGAGGGTGTCGAGCCACACGCGGGGCTTGACCCCGAACTTCCACGACAGGATGGCACCGTCAAAAAGCGTGTTGTGGCACAGGATCGCGTACTGCCCCCACGGCACTGCATCGCACCACTGCTTGATCTCAAGGTGGGTGCCAGAGACGACCTCCTTCGACCCATCCGGCCAGCGCACGCCGAGCATGATGACTTCAAAGCGTGGGTCGCGGATGTACTCTTCGGTGGTGAGTTTGGTGAGGCTGTACTCACGGTCATAAAACGTCTCGAAATCTAGCGTTACTACCTCCATTACGTGTTCTCCCAGAGCCAGCGGTCGAGCAGATCAAGGGTGTCTTCTCGCACCACCATAGCGGTGCCACCGGCCTGTTCGATCTTAGTCATCTCTTGGTCTTGTAGTGCGGTGGGCTTGTTGAACCCGGCTTTGCACTCCACGCCCAAGAACTTCCCACGGTGACACACGATGATGTCGGGGATACCTGAACGTCCATAGCCTCCCGTGACGGGGTAGAAGTAGTACCCCTTGTGTTTCTTGATGATCTCAACGGCCTTCGCCTTGACTTTGGATTCAGGTGTGTTGGCCATGTTTTCTCGGTTCTAGTGCCGTGGTATCCCAGACGTAGATGCGTGGTTTTGTGGGATGTGCAGGCTCTTCGTAGTGGATGAAGCCCTCGGCGTGGAAAGCAAAGAGGTAGGCACGGGTGGTACTCAGGTGCATACCTGTCAGTTCTGCAAGCTCACGTCCTGTGCGCGGAGCCTTGATCAAGAGTGCGATGAGGTCCGCAATCTTCGGTGGGTGGTCGGTGTTGTATGGCATCAGAAGAGTGCCTCCTCATCTTGTCCGCGTTGGGTATGGTCCTGCTTAGCGAACCACCGTGCGACTAGTACGCGTTCCGCGTCGGTCTTGAAGGGCCACGCCCAGCGGGCGAGGGTAAGTCCTGAGGGGTGCATCATACGGTTTCCTTTACGACATAGTCATGGAAGACAGCACCACGCGCTTTGTTGCCGACTTCACAGTTGCGAACCCAAACACGCTTGTTGTTCTTGAGGTTGCGCCAGTGTCCCCGTCGCTCATGCCAACGGGGGCTTGTGTGTGTGCCCCCTTGAGGTTCTGCCTTCGGTTTCGGCGGTTCTACAACGATGGTATTCCAATCATACAACGGTACCTTACCTTGGCGAATCCGTTTGGCATGGTTGGCGCGTTTTACTGGTAAATAGCCTGTCTCGGCGCGGGCTCCTAGCTTCTTCAAAAACTGGGCTATGAAACCGATAAAACCGGTAGCGCCATTTTTCTTATAGTCGAAGGGTGTTCCGTCTGTGTGTCTTACATCAATATTGCCCGCATTACCTAAGTCGTCTGGTTTGTAATCAAACTCTTTGGACACATGTAAACTACCTCTCACCATCATAAATGGTGTTCCACGGGTTACACTTTCATGTTGAGAAACAAATACCACAAACGGGTCATTATTTACTTCAGAAACTAAGGCTACCTTTGGGAAAGGTAAGTTACCACATAGTAAATCTGCCCTTAGTTCTGCGATTTCGTTCGTAATTTCTAACTCAAACCAATGGAAATCTGCTATGTCAAACGCCCCCTCTTTTGAAATAAGGCCTGACATAGTAGCTATCAGCGGTGTCATCGTTCTCTCCACAACAGCAGGGCGAAAGCCCCGATAAGGTTAGCAGCGGCGATGAGTTCGATCATGGGTTGTCCTTCGTTGGTGGGTTCCAGGCCCATATGATGGCGTTGACCTCTGTCTTCCCGCACCTTGTGATCAGGCCCTCATCCTCTAACACCTTGCGCCAGCGGTAGATGACCCCTCTGTCGAGGCCGGTCAGTGAAGCGAGTTCGTCAACAGTCCTTGGGGCCTTGACCCACAGGGCTAGCATATCCGCCCACCTCTTGATGTTGTCAGCTCTTGCCACCTTCTCTCCTCTGAATTTCTCTGTCGATATACCACCGGGCCTTCTTGAGATCCTCGATGGCGTCGTGTTTCAGGTCTGCACGCCAGATGTACTTGACGGCGTTGCCAAGACAAAAGCTCATGTGCTCGGTGATTTGGATGCACTCGACACCTGACGGGTGCTCGGTGTAGTGCTGGGGATGGTTGACTGGGTCGTGCATACGGGTATCCTCATTTCACAGGGAACGCCTTCGAGTTCCCACGGGCCTGTCCATGCCTGCCGTTCATGCGGCGGGTCGGTGTAGCGGCGGCAGGTTCGGCACTCTTCAGCACCGTACCCTGCGCATCGGGCTACGTCGGCGGGGAGGGTCATGTTCGTGCCCTTTCGTAAACCTCGCGCAGCGCGTTACTGATTTTGACGCCAGCGGCTCGCACCTGTGCCCACGCCTTGCGTTGCTGGTCAGCGTAAATCCACCACGGGTAGAGGTGGTCTTTCATCCTACGGATGCGGGTGCGTTGTTTCATGTCTTGCCCCTCGCCCTGATCTGCTCCGCGCACCGCTGCGCAATACCCTCGACGCTGGCGTGCTGGTCGCAGATGTCGGCACACGCCTCAACCTCCCGCCCCTCGGCAATCTGCGTGCCGAGGTGGTCCAGCAGATCTTCAATAGTGTCGCCGTGGCCGGTGGCGTAGCCCATGCTGCGCATCCAGTGAGCGACTTTCTCGCGCTCTGCTGCGGCGACGAGGGAGGCGAAGCGGGTAAGCAAAAACGTTTGGTCTGACGACCACCAGATAATTCCAGCCTCTTGCGCCATGCGCAGGATGTCGTCTTGGTCCTGCACCGGCTCGGCCTGCAAGGGGGGTGGCAGATTGCCCCCTCCCTTTGGCTCATCCTGCTGCGCCAGCGCGGCGCGGAGGGCAGTGACCGCAGCATTTGTTTCATCGTTTGGTCTATGGTCTTGCACGGATTTCAACGCCTCCAGCGCCTGCTGGGCGGCGGTTCGTAGGTCGGTCATGTCTTCCCCATCGCCGCGTCGATAGCGGCATCAGCGTCTTCGCCGGTGAGAAGCGTCAACTCCCCGTTTTCGTCGTCGCAGTCGATCCACACCCCTGCGGCATTGCCGATGACAGGAAGGATTTCTTGCGGGTTGCGGTTGCGCAGGTAGCGGTAGCGCTCGGCGTCAGCGTGCAGCGCCTCGCACTGCCTCTCCGCCACCCGGGCGCGCTCACACCCGGCGACGCCGCCGCTCTCCCACAACTCATGCCGCTGCTCGTCACAGGATGAGGCCAGGGCGGCGGTGAGGGCTGCGTTCTCCGCATGCAACCGGCGCAGTTCAGCGGCTGCTTGTTGTATAGCGCTGTAAGTTGACTGCGTGCCAACAGGCGCTTCTAATTCATCAGCCAACCGCAGGGCTTCGGGTGGCTGAGATATCTCCTGCCTGCGCTCCTCGAGGCGCTTGGCAGCGTCCAGCCTTGACTGGAGGTTTTGCGCGACATCTTCCTGCGCCAGCAGCTTGCGGAAACGCTCGGCATAGGCCGCGAAGTGGCCGCACCCACCACAGTCGTAGTCGGTAATGAACTCTTGAACGGCATCACGCAGTGTTGTCATGCCATCCCCTCCCAAGCAGCCGCCACCACGACGGCGGTGAAGATCGCGACGACCACGACCCAGAACCACATCGTGTCCTCTTCGGGCTTCTCTTCGTCGTCCTGCCCGACGTCGGTGCAGGACTCTGCTGCCTCGGGATAGCGCCCCTGCTGGTCCGCACCTTTGGGGAGTCGACGCACTGTCGGCTCGTATTTGTCAACCATTTTCCATGTCCTCCTTCAGCCGCTTGTGAAACGTCTCTTCGCTGTCGTCACTAGAGAGCAGGAAGTCGATACGTTCTAGGTACACCGCTGCCGCCATGAGCAGCACGAGCCCCTTGCGGAACTCTGCCAGTGTCTCCTTGCTGAACTCGTCATTGGTCTCGATAACGGACGCAAGTCGGTCCGCCATGTTCTGCATGCGACACTGCTCGTAGTCGAAATACCCACCGCTCATACCAACTCCTTTCTCGGCACGTGCGTGGCGAGTAGCCACTTGTCACCCAGCCGACGGAGGGCGCGTACCCATGCCCGCTGATTGTGCCGATCCAGGCGGCGGTCGCCCGAGGCCCAAAGAGCCCGGGCACGTCGTAGCATTTTGGTGTTCATTCGTCACCTCGCACTTGTGCGATCAAACCTTCCGCCGCGTTGACAGCGGCGATAGTGGCGTCGTCGCGTTCTCTGTCGTGAATAACAGCGAGCAGCTCCTCCAGGCACTGGAGTAAACCGGGGGCTGCGGCAATCAGGCGTGCGTCGGCCACCTCATACCCTGCGTTGCGCAGTGCCTGCGGGATGTCCATCGCACCCTTGAAGCTGCCCGGGAGTTCAAGCCACTCCGCTACCACGCCGTCCGAGTGGGCACCGAAGATGTACGTCTCGGGATCGAGGAGTCCCGGGATGTTGTCGATTTCAGGCATGCCCCTGGGCTTGGGCTTGATAGCGCTGACCACGACGTACTCGTGGCTCTCGTGTGGGGGTTCCATGCGGAACAGCTCCGCTTCGCCCCGAAAGCCGTCCAGCTTCTTGATCTTGTGTGCAATTTTGTTTGTCATTTGTGCTCTCCAAAAGCGTTTAGCCAACAAAAACGCCCTACCGGGGTAGAGCGTTGAGTGATGAAACCAGGGACCTGTCAGGCGGTGCGCCACACGCGCAAACCATCGGACATGATGGCGGTGCGGGTCTCAATCTCGTTGCCACCGTACCCAGCGTCGGTCATCAGCACGTCGTTGAACCGGTTCCGTGCGTTCAGCACCTTGCGCCGCCACGAGTCCACCAGCTTCTTGCCCTCGTCACCAGCCGTGTCGAAAGGGATCAGGAAAGAGTGACCGACTCCCATGTCAGCGAACGGGAACGTGGTACCACGACGGCCCGGGCGGGTGCCCTTGGGGATGGAGATGTCTGCTTCGACTTGGAACATGTTGTCCTCTGATGCGCCCGTTGAGTAGCAGCGGGCGAAGGGTTAGCGCACCGGGCTCGGTGCTTGATTGACGGCTACTCCGTTGATTGGTGGGTCGACTCTACCAACTCATCCCACCGCTGTCAACCCTCGATGGGCTCAATCCAGTAAGAATTTTCACCTACCCGCACGCCGATGTTGTAGATTGTCTCAGGGTGCCCAGCGTCCAGCAGCGCCATCGCCTCAAGCATCCACCGGGGCAGCACATCACGGCGATAGGTACCGGTGCGTACCTCCTCAGGCATCGGTGGGTAGGTCGTGATGCAGACGTACTCCAGAGGTAGGTCCATGGAAGGGATGATGTGGTAGGACGACTTGGGGTTGCGCTTGGGGTCAAGCATTGGCTTCCTTCTTGGCTCTCTGTTCCGCCCGCTCCTGTTCTTCCTTGGCCTCGGCGTTGGCCCGCATCGTTGCGAACTGCACCGGACCCACCGTGCTGATGCTGGGCATGTTGTCGCCTTTCAGCGGTATTGCCATCTCCTTGTTGTTCATGTAGTCTTTGGAATACCACGTCTGGATCTTGTAAACATCGTGGCCAGAAAAGAGTTCGAAGATCGCCATCGCTGCCTCTTTCGGCACGATGAACTTGTTGTGGTCGATGCTTAGGATCACTTTGTCAAACTGTGCTTTGCTCATGATAGTTCCTAGGGTTGGGGGAGCGACACCCGGTCCGCGCCGGGGCTTACTTGACCGCGTCATACAACGCCTCGACCACCTTGAACGGCGCTGCTTCGACGTCGATGGTCGTTTGCCACAACGTGTTGTTGGGTAGTATTGCCTCTACCTTCCACGGTGTGTTTGCTTTCCTACTGATCTCGGCAATCATTCTGTAGGGTCCTCCGTCTACCGACTCTCGCAGTACGTAGGCCAGCAGGCCTGCACCTCCGAAGTCGACCCAGAGTCTGTTGGGTCTTAGTGTGTCACTTAGCAGCGTCATACAGTGCCTCCGCTAATTGGAACGGTGGGTCTTCGCTCGGTGGGAGTTTCATCTGGCACGTCATGTCCGAGGGCCAGCGCGGCGTTGTGGTGAGAGTCCACCCAGGCTCCCCCTTAATGCGTGCCAGCACCGCTTGTTGTTTAGCCGTGCCATACCCCTCCGGCATGATGTAGGGTATGTACAGGCTGTAGGCTTCAACGAGCTTGTCCTCGACAGGGTGCCAGCTTCGCCCTTCACCGAGGGCCTTGGGCATGTCAACACACTGCGTCATAAAGTACCTCCGCTAACTCAAAGGGTGGATCGTCAGACTCTCTGAGTCTGACTTGCCATTGAATGCCGCCGTTCAAGAACGCTGACACAAACCAGCCGTCGAGAAAGCCAGAGTGTGTCAGTGTCGCCAGCCACTTACCCTCTTCAATACCATCCGGTTCTTTGTGGTATTCAAACAACACGTATTTCCGTGGGCGAGTGCGGGCTGTAAGTACCCACTCCCGCCCGGGGCGGAGCCCGGGGACGGGCCCATCAGGCTGGGACATACAGCGTCTCCCCCACCGGGGCGCGGAGCCCCTTGGTGCTGATGCACCACAGCGTCGGGTGCTTGAGGTCCGCAGGCCACGGCGTGTAGCCATCGGTGAAGACGATCACCGCGTTGGGGTTCAGCCCCCGCTGGTCGATGAAGTTGAACAGGGTCCGCACGTCGGTACCCCCGCCACCCTTGGGCTTCGTCGCCTTGACGATGTCCTGCACCCGCTCGCCCTCGTAGGACTCATGCGCTGCGACTGCCCAGTCCCAGTAGATCACGTCGACCATCTGTGGAGAGACGGCCTCGCAAGCTGCGGCGACCTCGCTCAGTGCACGTCGAAGTTGCTCGTCGTCGATGGAGCCGCTGGTGTCTATGCCGATGACGATGCGGTCGACCGCTTCTGTGTACCGTGATGGCAGGTAGAGATCCTGCCCGAGCCAGCGTCGAGCGGGCCGAGCCCACGTCGACAGGTCGCCGCCCTTGGCGGTGTTGGTCAGCCAGTCACGCAGCACGTCCTGCCAAGGCACCACAGGCTCAAGGAGAGACGCAATGTCCCGGGACATGCCAGCACCCGTCTTGCCTGCGATCAGCGCCCCTTGGCGCAGCGCGTTGTCGACAGCCTTGGCCACCTCCTCGGCCTCGGCCTGAGTCAGGGGTGCGGGTCCGTCACCCTCGCCGTCACCCTCGCCGTCCCCATCGCCCGCCGCAGGCTGGTGCTGGTCGAACTGTTGACCCTTGGGGCCGTTGTCCCCCTTGCCCCCGCCGCCTTGCGGCTTGGACTGGGCCTGTTGTTTGAGCCGCTTGTACACCTCACCGGTGTCGAGCCCATCGTACTGCGGGTCACAGTACGCGTTCTCCCAGATGGTGATGAACTGCCCGCCCGGGTCCATCGCCTTGAGCATGTTGTTGATCACCATATCCTTGGCAATGTTGGACAGTTGCGCGTCGTCCTTGTCGAGCTTGGCCCACGTCGTCATGTGCATGAGCATCACGTGGAAGTATTCATGCAAGACGACGAAGCGCAAGAGCCTGTCGTCGCACTGGTTGACGAAGGCTCGGCCGTAAAAGACATCACGCCCGTTGGTTGCCGCAGTGGGTATGTCGTCTACCACTTGCCACGAACCGACCATCAGGATCGGTGAGATGGCGGTGAAGCGCTCGTCGCGCATGATCTTGCTACGGGCTTTGGTGATGCGCTCTTCTGCTGTCAGCATGGTTAGACTCCTTCGTTGTAGATGCTCTGCAACTCAAGCCAGCGCTCGATGAGCGCCATGTGTTCACCGGACACGGTCCAGTCGTTCGGATACCCTCCGTGCAGGCACAGCGACATGCCGGGGTGCTTGCGGCTCAGCAGTGTGGTGATGAAGTAGCGGTTGACGAACTGGCCCAAGGGGCCGAACGTGGCGATGTCCTGCTCGGCGTCGTGGAATTCCACGAGGGGCTCGTCCCGCTCGTGGAGCTGCCCCCCATCCAGGCCGTAGTGCTCGCCCTTGAAGACGATACGCACGGTCCAGGGGCCGATGCGTGCGGTGGTGAGTTGGGTGTTCATGTGGTTCTCCTTCAGAGCCCCCGTGAGGGGGCGGGTTGATGTCAGAGGTCGATGCTGATGCTCGCGCTGCGCAGCATCTTCCGAACGAGTCGTTCGATGTTGTCCTCGTCGCCGTGCGTGCTGTCCTCCTCGTGCTTCTCGATGGCCGTTTCGATCAGGGAGTTGATGTCGTCCTCGTCGAAGTGGTTGGCCTGCTCCATGTGGTTGTCGATGGCCTCGGCGATCAAGAACGTAACCGCACCCTTGTCGAAGTGGTACACGTTATCCTCGTGGCCCTCGATCTTCTCCAACCGCTCCTTGATGTTGTGCAGCTCATCGACGGCGATGTCGCTGTTGTTGGTGATGTACCGGGACACCTTCTCCCAGAACCACTCCTGCGAGTTGAGGGCCTCGACCATCCTGACTTCGTCCACGGGAACCGTGACCTCGGTGGTGCGCTCGAAGAGCGCAGCCTCGGCCAGCTTGGTCTCCAGCGCAGCGATGCGCTCGATCAGGGGCTTGGTTGCCTCGGCCACGGCGGCAGCGATGGCGGTGTTGATGGCGGTGTTGATGTCAAACATGTCAGTTCTCCTAGAGTTGTGGGGGCCATAGCCCCCGGTTGATGTCAGCCCATGATCCAGTTGTTAGCCATACACCAGTTGGTGAATGACTTGTTGAGTGCAGCGAACTTGGCACGCTGCGGGATACGCAGGAACTGGTTGACGAACACTGCTTGCAGCTCCATCGGCAAGCGCTTCATGTACACCATCACCGCGTCGAGCGTGTCCTCTGTGGTGCGAGTGATCGCACGGTGCACCAGCATCATGCACATCGTCGGCGTGTCGGGCACCGGGGCTTGGAGCGGGCTCGTCACGATGGCCTTCCATGAGGGCAGCTTGTTGCCCATCTGCACGAACACATGCAGGTCAGCGGCGGAGCGAGCGCCGATCAGGCCAGCGAGCAGGCCCCGCATGGTGTCGTCGTCGAGGTGCTCGGCGTCGTTGAGCACGCGACCGGCAGCGGTCATGCTGCGCGGAGAGCAGAAGGCCTTGCGGCTCGGGTCCTTGCGGTGCCAGATGTAGGGGTTCTGGTCCGGGTTGGCCACGGTGTCGTCGTCGGCCAAGGTCTGCGGCGTCTCCTGCACCCACGCCAGCACGGCAGGGTTGCCGTCGTTTGCCAGCGAGTAGTTGACGTACTCCTCGACGGTGGGCTTGCGCATCGCGATCACCGACATGCGGTTGCGGACGTGGAGCTGGAGCGTGTCACCCACACCCTCGGAGCTGAGGTTGGTGGTTGCGAACACCACCGAGCCAGCGGGCAGCGGGCGGGTACCGACACGGCGATCCAGCACGACAGGGAGGAGGGCATTCTGAACTGACCTCGGAGCCTTGCCAAACTCATCCAGGCAGATGACGACGGGCTGCTCGCCGTGCACACCGAACACCTCGTTGGGGTAGAAGGTGCTGGTCCCCATGGCGTGGTTGACCGACGGGATCTGGATGTCACCCACGTCGATCTGCGTGCAGTCGATGTAGACCTTGCGGTGCGTCGGCAGGTTGAGCATGCCGAGGATCGAAGACTTGCCCGAGCCCGATGGGCCCTCGATCAGGACGGTGGTGTGCTGACCGACCGCGTTGATAGCGGCGGCGCATTGGTTGATGCTGAGTTTCATGATGTTCCTTCGTTTGGTTAAAAAGTCTTAGCCTGTTTGCCGTAGCGGTAGCCGTGGCCGTCGCCGTAGCCGTAGCCGTCGCCGTAGCCGTCGCCGTGCATAGCGGCTTCAGCCATGTACCAGAAGCCGTGGTTCACATGTAAGTCCTCCACGCATCAGCGTTGCAAGCGATGAAGTGGCAGAGGCGATTGACGGGCACCAGCACGGTGGGGCACTTGTCCAGTACCGTATCCTTCAGCGGCCCTTCGATGGCGAGTTGTCCGAAGCCTTTCGTCGTGCCCGCTTTGCGGACATTGTGGCATGAAGTGATGGCGTAATACTCACCGTCGCGGATGATGTTGCCGACATACACGAAGCCATTGTCAACAATAGCGAGTTGGAATCCGAGGTTTTGCATTTGGTGTCTTTCGTTTGGTTAAAAAGTCTCAGCCTGTTCGCCGTAGCCGTAGCCGTGGCCGTGGCCGTAGCCGTAGCCGTAGCCGTAGCCGTGGCCGTCGCCGTCGCCGTGGCCGTTGCCGTCGCCGTCGCCGTAGCCGTAGCCGTAGCCGTCGCCGTGGCTGTAGCCGTTGCCGTCGCCGTCGCCGTTGCCGTAGCCGTAGCCGTTGCCGTCGCCGTCGCCGTCGCCGTGCATAGCGGCTTCAGCCATGTACCAGAAGCCGTGGTTCACATAGACTCTCCTGTGTTAAACACGTTTATCAATAAAGCCCCCGAAGGGGCGGGGTTGGAGTTCAAAGAGCAAACTTGTCGAGGATGTCGTCCATCGCCTGCTTCGTGGCACGCTGGAGTTCAGGGCTCTCCTTCAGCGAGTCCATGTCGACGCGGGTCAGCGCCCGCTCCAGATCACGCCGCGCTTCCTCAAGGCGCGGGTCGTTGGTGACGTTGAGATCACTCAACATCTTGCACAGCTCAAGGCCCTGCTCCAACATGCTGTCGTAGAGCTTCGGGCGGCGACGCTTTTTAATCTCCACCGACACCACCGTGCCGGTGTCGTCGGTCGTGGGGACCTCCTCGATCTCGTCAGGGTTGTAAGACAGCACCGCCTCCATCCGCTCACGGACCCAAGACACTTGGTCTCGCACCCTGTTCCACGTGTCCTGCACCGCACCAGCCACACGCTCTGCCGTGGCACGCTCGTACTGCTCAGCGAGTACCCGCTGAGCTTCGTGGCCGATGTCGACCCGGAAGTCGCCCGACGAAGGCAGTGGGCTGAGGGATAGCCCGAAGCGGAACTTCGCCGCCACCTCGTCGGCCAGCGGGTACTCGCTGCGGTCGAAGAGCGAGCCCATCTCGAAGGCCTGCTTGCTGATGGCTGTGCTGTAGGTGGACACGAAGGCCCGCACCAACCCGTCGAACTTGGACTCGTACTCCGCCGCCTTGCCCACGACGTCGAGGTACTGCCTCGTGGTGATCAGCCTGTTTCCGTTGTCATCCCACGGCAAGGTGTGGGAGTTGAACCAGACACGGGCCTCGCTGCGCAAGGCCTTGATCGCCTCCAGTTCAGGGCACTCGCTGAACAGGTTCTTGCTGACGGACGCGGCCTTCTTGGACTTGGCACCCTTGTTGGCGAGCACCTCGTCCTTGGTGCGCTTGTCTTGAATGCGTGCTTCCCACACGCTGATGTTCAGGGAGCCGAGCATGGCGGCGGTGGTGATGTCGATCTTCATGACTTACTCCTTGACTTTCAGTTGATCACGCACCCACAGGGCCAGCAGCCGTGCGTCGGCAGTGGCAGCGTTGACGTGGATGAGTTCTTCGGGACGGTTTGCGAGCGGCTCCGTGTAGGTGTCTACCGTGCGCATGACATCGGCAAGCAAGCTGTCGATGTGACGCAGTGCGTCATGTATGTTCTTCGGTGATTGCATTTCACTCTCCGGTGATGCCCCCGAAGGGGCGGGGTTGTCAGTTGAACGTGATGAAACACACGAGGCATTCCCCGTGCGGGCGGAGTTCGATCATGTCGCCATGATCGACGGTGACGGTGCGCTTGCCCGTCCAACCTACGGCGTGCTTGGCACGCCTGACGATGCTGTACCTGCTCAAGGCGTCAGGGGCTTCGAGCGTGGCACGCCTGCACCAACCGTAGTTGGGCTCATGTCCGAACGTGTCGGTGACTTCGATGTTGATGATCACTTGAGTTCCTCCGGGATGTCGATGATGCCGCCGAGCTTGCTTGCCACATAGCAGCGCATAGCCGCTACCAGGGGCGTGGGGCCCGAATGCTGGCGATTGTGTTTGAATCTTTGTGCCTGATCTTTGGCCATGCCGGAGTTGTCTGCCCACCACATAGCGGTCCAATGGTCGATGTGCCATGTCACGTCGATCCGCTCCCGCTCGATGATCGGCCCACCTTGGGACCAGTCGGTGGATGGTTTCCATTCTGGGATCGGCGCTTCCTCCAGCCACAAGGGCTGGTCGTCGTCGTAATAACAAGAGGCCACAGAGTCTGGCCCCTCACACTTCGCCACCGCCCAATCGAGGGCGGGGCCGATAAGGTCTGATGTCTTGATCTTCATGGTGTCCTTTCGTTTACCGGTAAATACCGCCCTTGTTGTTGATGCCCTTCGCCGCTTCGCGTGCGAAGTCCGAGGTGAAGAACATAGGCCCTTGTTTGTGGGGCGTGAGCACCGTCCAGCTCTTGCGCTCGGCCTTGGCCTCATCCTCCCCGCACCATAGGCACAGGCGGTAGCCGAGGGCGGTACGCCGGGGGTCGATGTCGTCCCCGCACCGGGGGCATGTGTTTGTCATGTCAGTCCTTCGCGCCCTTGCGGGCGGGGTTTAAGTTGTCCGGTGCCACGGGGATGTCCCCCGTGCGCTTGCAGTACTCGACGCACTCGTCGTGCGATGCGTGGCGCATCACCGACAGGTGTCCGGTCGGGTTGTAGCTCGACCACTGCGTGGGGTGGCTGAGCTTGGGAAGCCCCGCCTTGAGTTGGTGCCATGATGGCATGTCACACCTCGTAGTCGCCCAAGCAGGCGACGCGCATCACCGGGCCCATGAACACCACCGTGGTGGCGTAGATATCCCCCGCGTTGCAGCACCACACCGGCAGATGCCGCCGCTTGTGGTGTCCGAGGAACTCCACGCCGCTGGTGCGGAGCACCCCGTCTATGCGCTGCCTTGCGATGGGGCGGTTACCCACCGTGTGCCAGATGTGGCGGATCTTGATAGCGTCCTCTTCCGTCACGTCCTTGATAGACATGAGGTTCTGCACCGACGGGGCGATGCGGGTCGGGATTCTGTTAGCCATTGTCACTCCTATATTTACCAATAAACACATGCCCGAGGGGGCACCGGGTCAGGCGAAATACCGTCCGACGATGACTTGATCTTCGTCAGCGACGAAGCGGAACAGCACGCCGCTGAAGAACGTCTCCGACACGATGCCGTCCCACCCGCCCGCGGCGAGCTTGAACAGGGGTCCCGGAGGCAGGCGGGACTGCTCCAACACCTGCGTGTCATACACGTCGTACCAGTGGCCCTTGTACTGCACGAACCGGGGGCAGTACCTCTCGTCCTCGTTGACGTAGTCGAAGTCAGCCCGGACGTTGTCCGGTAGCTCTGCGAGGCACGCCATCTGGCGCTGGTGATTGTTAGTGATGATGTTCACGTTACTCACTCCTATACTGGGTTTGATGCACGGGGGCCGAAGCCACCGCGTCGCAGCACATGCTGCCTAGATCGCTCGTTGCACCGGCTCCGCCTCTAGGCGTTGCACCGGCTCCGCCTCTAGGCGTTGCACGCTGGGCGTGCACCCACCGGACGATTTGCGCGAAGCGATCTAGGCAGGGGGCGAGTGATTTCCACCCCCTGCGAGACCTGCCGTTTAAGGTCGGCAACCCGCCACGTGGGATTTACGTGGGCCTTCCGATGCACGTTGCCGTGCATCACCTCCACAGGATTCTTACCTGTCAGAGATCGCAGGGATCAACCACCCGCCCGGGTGAAAGATAGATATGCACCTCCTTCGGTGCGTTGGGCATGTGTTGATGTACTAGCGGCGTAAGCCGCCGCCCGATGTATAACATCGAGCGCAGAGATAAATTGTTAAAGAGCGTGTCGTGTGTTTGAGCTGATCTCCCACCGACATATCTATTATATATCAATCTCGTCCTTATGTCAAGCATTTCGTTCGTCAATAGCGTCCTCCAATTCGTCGGTCTTAGTGGTGGTGACGTTGGTGTCGGCAGGGGTCGGGGCTGTGGTCGGTGTCGGTGTGGTGTTGGTGGTGTGTACCTCAGCCCAGCGCAGCCAGTGTGCATGCTGGTCCTCCGTCAGCTTCGAAGCGTGCACCCTCCCTTCAGTCACCTTCAGCCCCAACGCTGACATCAACATCACGTTGCCCGACTCGTAGGGCAAGGTCTCCCCTCCGGGGGAACGGATGTCAATGCGCCCCACCTTCGCCATGCGTGGGTCTTTCTTGTTGACGTATGCGTCATAGATCAGCACCTCGCCCGTCACTGGGCACCGCTCAGGGTAGATCAGCTCGCCCTCGTAACGCATGAGTGCGTCAGCCGCTGAGAACTTCCCGGCCAACTTCGGCGTGCCCACAGGCGACCGCAACCACAACTGATAGGAGTGTGTACGCGCCAGCATCGTCATCCTCACGACGTGCTTCCACCTCTCATCATCTTTGTAGTCAGCACGCGCTTTGGGTACCGGTGCAACCTCCGGCGCACCGAGCGACTTCACAATGACGGTCTCACTCACGTCGTACATCATGGCAAGCACGCCTATCGCTTCCTTCGGCACCGGGGCATCCGCAGGCAAGCCCAACTTGCCCATCATGCGCTCAGCACTCGATCGAATGGCACGCTTGCGGATGCCCAACAGGACGTTGCTCTTGACGGCGTAGGGGCCTGAGCCCATCGCTTGCAGGTCGTTGCCCAGGGCTTCGAACACGGGCAGGTGGATCATCTCGTTGAACACGTCAGCACGCTCAGGCGTGTCCGCAGGCGGCAGGGCGTTGCCCTCAGCGACGTAGGCACGCAGCGCCTCAATGGCGAAGCCAGGGACGGCGTACTGGTAGCTGACGAAGTACCAGACTTGATCCCCTCCGGTCCCTCCGAGGCCGTAGGCAGGCACGGGCTTTCCCCACACGGCGC